ACTTGGATTTATTCCTAACTGACCTAACTTTGCAGAAATTTCAACAGTATCACGTTCCCCAGCAAATGTTTTTTGTGCTATATATGTTGCATCTTGATAAGCTTTCAAACCTTTGTCTTTACTGCCATAAAACAAGTCAAGTTTCATTCTACCTGTTTCAAAGTCCATTGATTCCTCAATAGCATTTTTTATTCCTTCTGGAGAAAGTAAGCCATCGGATAATTTATTTAAAACATCAAATCCCTGTTCCATGAAATTATTAAGGGTTTTCACAACAGTAATACCTGCAGTAATTCCAGTACCTATAAGACCTAACTTGCCTATAATTCCACCAATTCCACCTTGCAAGAAATTTTGCACAAAATCTTTTAGAACATTTGCACTATTTCTTTGTTCAGAATCTTTCTGATTAGAATCTTTTTTATCAGAATCACCATACCAAATCTTACTAGAATCTTGTTGTGCTTTGGCATAAGCTTGTTGAATAGTCATCCCTAATTTCATATATTTTTGAGTAAGGCCTTCAACAGTTTTTTCTTGATTTTGCCTTACTCTGTCATTTGCTTTGTTTATAGAATCTGCTATTGTATTACCTTGCTTTAAAAATCTTTCTGCGATCCTGTCTACTTGCTGATAAGTTTTTGAATTTTCATTAGCTATTTTATTAGTGTTGCTACTTATGCTGTTTGAAAATTGCTTAAATTTATTTTCAGCAGCTAGCATTTCCTGTGCAAACTTCTCTAAAGTACTTGTAAAACCATCTTCTAAAGATAATCTACCACCTAAAATATTTTCACTCACTTACCTCCCTCCTTCATTATTTTTAATAAATGGATTAGCCATTTTCCCTGTAATTTTAGCCAATGCAATATTATTTTCAGTATCCTGTTTTTTCATAACTAACATACTGGCAATATAATAATTCTTTTTCATTTCAGACATATTTATTAATTTATCTAAGTCATGTCCACATTGAAGATAGTGAGCGTACATATACAGTTCTATATCTATAAACTCCCCATCTTCGGACATTATTAGTTTTTTAGATCTTCAATTTCTTTTCTAAAAATTTCTCCTGGCTTCAATGCACTTATTCCATTTAAGTCCATTAATATTTCGGCTACGGCAGCAACTTCATTTTCATAAGGGAATAATCTTTCAACTATTTTTACTGAATTTGTTTTACACTCATAAGCCTCTAAAAGTTGAGAATTTCTCAAATCATCTATACTCATATAAATTAAGTACTTAGTACCTTCTAAATAATTATCTTTCATTTTAGACCTAACATCTGCTAAGTCACCCTTAGATAAGCTGTGAGCTTCTAATTCTCCGCCAAGTTTTGCACAAGTAATTAAACAGGTTTGTTCTCCTGCTCGTGTTTTTAATTCTTCCTTTTTGGCGATAATATTTTCAATTGTTAACTTTGCCATTATTCTTCATCCTTTCAAAATAAAAATTAAAAGGTAGTAAACTACTTACTACCCCAATCCTCACCATCGTCTATAATATTTGTGTAATCCGAATTTTCTATCATGAATCCAGCCTCAAATGTATCTTCTCCAAAATCATTCTCACTAGCTAACTTCATTAATGTTGTTTTTCCTTTTATCCAAGCATTAGTAATAGCAATACTTTCTTCTTGCTCTCCATCAGGAGTATAATTAGTTGCTTCAAAATTAAAAACGAAATTTTTGAGTTTCTTAGCTGCTTCTAATATTGCCGGCTTGAATCTACTATATTTTTTATTCAATTTAAATGATATGGTACATTTATAACTCATAGTAACTTCTGCATCAGTAGCCGAATTCATAATCGGTAAGTTTTTTACATTAGGTTCAATATTTACTTCACACTCTTTTAATTCAGCCAGATCAACTCCATTAATTTTCATATACCCTTTATTGGTTCTGACAACGTCATTTGGATCTAATTGCGACATTTATATCACACTCCTTCCTATGTTTCATATTGAAGAACAATGTTTATATCTTCTATTGTATCCATGCACTTCAATGTTACTTTTATAAATACATAGCTTCCTAGCTTAGCCTTTAGCACATCTTCATCTTTCATATCATCAGTATTAACGCCTTTAGATTCTAAATATTTTCTAGTAGCTTCAACATCTAATTCAGCATATGATAATTCGTCATTTGACAAATATCCATCATTAGATAAAGTCTTAAAATATGAATTTAAGGAATTGATTAATGTCTTTCTATTTTTATATGAGTTCCCCATTTTCCCTAAATAATTAGTTTCGAATATTTCCCTCATATCTGATTTAACTAAATCAACTACTTCAACAATTCTTATTTTAGTTAATTCTTCTGATTGATCAGTGCCAATAGTTTGAAGTGAATTAACACCTCTTGAAAATACAATATTTTTACCATTGTTATAGAGAAATAATTCACCTTTAGAAACACAATCATCATTATCTGCTTTGACATCACAACTTGCGATATTTTTAGCAGTATGATTTGTTATAGACTCATTTGGTCCTAACACACATAACTGAGCTGCAACTTCTGCCGCATAAACATCAGATGTAATTGCTCCTAGATTGCTTGCTGTAAATTTAACTATTCCTTCACAATCACCCGAATAATTATAAAGAACACCTTTTAATGGATAATCTTCGTCTTTCCTTTGAGCTTTAATAAAATCAGCCACTTTTTTCTTGTCCGTGTCTGAAGTTATTTGAGGTACAGCTAACCATCCATTTTGATTTACTTTATTAAGTAAAGATAATGTTGTATCTAATGATCCACTTATACCATTGGTTGCATCATGGCCTACTGCAACTATTAAACTTTTAATCCCATAATCAGCAAAAACAGTTGATATAATGGCTTTATTATCTGTACTATAAGCTTCTGTTACCTTTTTTAATTTTGCATATTTATATAATCCCGGTGTTACTGTAGCATCATCTATAACAAGAAAAAGCACTCCATGTGCTGCTCTAGTATTTACTGTTTCAGCTAAAGCTTGTATTATGAATTTAACACCATTCATAACATTATTTGTAGCCATTCACATGTCTCCTTTCTAATTTTTTGCATAAAAATAGACTAGTAAAAACTAGCCTTATCTACTCTTCTCCAATAATATTTAATTTTAATATTCCCATTAAAGCATCGTATGTAGCATCTGGAGTGTCTTTAACAGGTTCTGCTTTACCATCATAAAAATTCAATGTCATTGTTAAATTTATAGAATCTGAAGTATTTCCAATATCTTTATCTACAATAGGCAATGCTCTTGAGTTAACATAGATATTTTCATCAAACAATTCTATAAGTTCATCAATCATTTTTAATGAACTTTCCTGAGTTTTTTTCTTTTCAACAAAAGATATATAAATATTTACAAGTTTTTTTCTCCTACTAAACTCAGTATTGCTTTTTAAAGGTGAAATCTCAACACTAAATGTTGGAACTTTTATTTCTTCTTCATTTTCATCAATTAAGATATTATTTGATGGAAATTTATCTTTTAATGTTTTACAAACACTATAAAGCAAAGACACATTTTCAATCATTTAATTTCACCTATCTTCCTTCTAAGTCTTTCTGGTAATTCAGCTTTCGCTATAGTAATAGAATCTCTTAACATATGTCTACCTGGAACAAATGAAGCTTTTAATCTCTTGCCTATAGCTGGAACATATCTACCTACTTGTTGTTTGTGTCCATTTTCAATAGCTGCTGCATATTCTAACGGATTGGTTATATCTACATAATGAATATTTCCTTCAACTTGAACTTTACCATGTGTCCATGCTCTTCTTAAATTCCCTGTTTTTACTGGAGTTCGACTTTGAGTTTCAGCCACACATTCAGTTGCAGCTTCTTCCAAAGTCTCATCAATAGCAGTCTCTATAAAATTCTTTTGTTCATTTATCTTATTAATAAAATCTTGAAATCCAAATGTATTACTCATTATTAGAAACCTCTATAATATTAATTTCTTTCTTCTCTAGTAACATAACATCCAAGTAGTCATCCCATTCAACTATTTTCTGTATATCATAAAATTGCTCTTTATACTTAATAACAGCACTTTCAGTAATTTCAGGAATAATATCGCAAAACATTCTTCTAGTACATTCAATATTATAGCCATAGTCCTTTTTAGCTTTTTCAGTGCTATAAGGTTGTACATCAACCATAATAGGTTCTTGTGTTACTAATAAGCTATAACCTGTCCTTGATATTCCATGATCATCTGCTTTTGAGCCATAGGTATAGATTTGAATTTCTTTATTGTAAAAACTCATATTAATACATCCTCACATAAGAATTTCCAAGAAGCAATTTTATATTACTATCAATTACAACAATATCATCTTTATACGTTTTACTACGAGCTCCTTGAGTCTCACTTTTAATATTCCTATCAATAGTTGAAGCACTTTTTATATTTTCAATTATCAATTTAATTGCTAAAGAATACTTTTTCTTGATTTCATCATCTTTAAAGTCCTTATTCTTATACTCTCTAATAGCTTGAATTGCCATTTGTTCATATTCTTCATCAGTAATTTCTACCAAATAAATCCCTCCTTAAATAGAAAAAGAGAGAGAATACTCTCTAATTTCTAGCTTAATGTTACTGTTAATATTCCAATTTCATCAGCATGAGGACATGAAGGAAGAGCTGTTGCAGCTGCTTTTGTAAATTCAACTACAGGATCTGGCTTTGAATAAGTTCCAACAAAAATATTTCCTATCATTGCAGCTTCATCCATTTGATTATTACCTATCATCTTAACTTCTTCAGCGGTTAAACCATATATAGTTTCTCCTGGATTATTTGAACTGAAAATAGTTATTTTATTTTCAGTATAGTATCTTTTTGTTTCATATCCTTTCGCAGTTTCAACCTTATAAAGTTCATCATAAGTAACGAACTTAGGCAATTTCATTCTAGACATTAAATTATTTAAATCATCTAATGTTGGAATCATATCTGAATTAACTCCAAAAATAGCCTTTCTTACACTTGCACAATTACAAATTGTATCAACTATTGTATCTGATGTTAATGCTCTTGTTGAAGTTGAACCACTAGAAGTTTTAACAGCTTTTACAAGTGCTTTTATATCATCTAAAGGTTTATCTGTATCTGGAGTTTTCCATGTTGCAGTTTTTTGGTTAGCAGCTGGAACTCCATAATCTAAAGTAACCTTAACCCCATTTTCTTCAATTTTAATCTTTCCAGTAGAAAGTAATTCCATTCTCATAGCTTCAACTCTTACTCTTACCGAATCCTTCATGTCTTCAGCATCATTGTAAAGTTGAGAAAGAACAAACTGTAATTCTGCATCATTTCTTGGACTTTGAATTTTTATAATGTCCTTTTCTCTTAATGGAATTTGTCTTTTAATAAGCGATAATTCTTGAGCACCCTTTTGAATTGCTTGTCTACTTGCAATTTGTGTTTCAGTGTCTAGTGCATGTACACTTGCGCTTACTGGCACCCCACCTCTTCCTAAAATCATTTCAAATTCAATATCTTGAATTTTCCTTTCTGGGAAAAGCGCTTCCCCTAACATTGGTACTGTTTTTCTCTCAGCAAAATAATTGATTAATTCCTTTGTGTTAAATACTTCGTCTACTCTTGGCATTTTACATTCCTCCCTCTTATCTAAATGTTATATTAGGTAATGCAGCTTTAATTGCTGTTATTGCTTTATCTGCAAAACCATCTAATACTCTATCTGCTCTTAAATAACCTTCAACAACCAAAGAGCATGGTTGATCTCCATTAGTTACATCTACAGTTCTATAAAGAACGCCAACTGGTGTGGTTGAAAGAGTTTCAGCACCTGTTGTACCTGTTTGTTTTACAACATTACCATCTTTATCTATTAATGTTCCGGCTATAACATATTTTTTTCCATGATCATCACCTTCAGTTACATTTGCAGCTAATACTGTTCCGCTAAAAGTAGCTAGATTAACATTACTGCACAATATCTCCATTTCATTTTGATAGATTTCTGATTTTACATACATAATTAATTCCTCCTTTAATTAGCCCAAGGATTACTTGTAGCTGAACTTGTTTTATTTGCTTGTGCTGCTAATGATGAACCAATAGATATTGGTTTGCCATCATCACCAGTTCCAGGTACATAAGAACTACCTTTCATTTTTTCATTTATAGCTGATTCAAGTCCTTTTGACCATGCATCAGCAAAACCATCCAAATTAGCTTTAGTAGCTTCTAAATCATCACCTAAAAATCTTTCGGCAAATCCTGATGGAAGTTTCTTTTCTGCAGCATATTTCATAGCATCAGCTAATAAATCTTTTCTAGCTGCTTCTTTCTCCATTTGAGCTATTTTATTTTTCATTTCTAACATTTCTTTATCTTTTGGATCTTTAACTAAATCAGGATATTTTTCTTTCAAAACATCTCCAAATTCAGATTCCCAAGTTCCTTTTTCTTTCAAAGTTTTCATCGCTTTAGTATGATAAGTATCTCTTTCACTATCCATAAATTGTTGAAAGACCTTATCTGATTTAATCTTTCCTTTAAAAACATCTAAGGAAGGATCTTCACCCTTAAAAGTTTCTTCGATATCAGTTCCTTTTAAAAGATTATTGATATCTTCATCATCTTTAGCTGCTTCAATTTTCTTTAACAATTCAGATTTCTTCATGTTTATATTCCTCCTATACTCTAGACCACCATACATGCCCTAGAACATTAAATTTTATTTATTTAATAATATTTACCCCTTGCACACTAAAGGCACACAAGACGTAATTTTGAGCAAAATAAAAAGCCTTATTTTTAAGACTTAATTATTTTTCATTCCTACCTAATACATTTCTTTCAATTCTGTCTTCAACTCTTCTATTCATCCACATAAGAGCTTCTTCTATATGAGTTAATGCACATGCATTCTCTCTACTTGAAAATGGTCCAGCTTGAAAACTCTTTAATCTATCTCTTACAATTTCCAATAGATCAGTGTCAATTACTCCATGGATTGAATTTTCTTCTTTTCTTGCTCCGCATTGCAATTGAATATCAGCAACAACATATTCAGAATTATTCCCATTTGTCCAAACCGTGTGACCATGTTCGCAAATAACATACCTATGATGTGCGCCTCCTTGACCTTCATTATCTACTGAATAAACATCGTTTAACTTTTCTCTCTTTTGGATTGTACTTAATTCTTTCATAATATTAATTCCTCCTAAAATAAAAATAAGCCTTTCACGTAAGACTTTAACGAGATATTAGATCACCTTAACCTTTCTCAATCTTGATCATATTTGCATTGATAATTAACAATCTTAAATCCCTCCTTAATTTTAGGTATAATAAAAGCACCTACCTATTTAATTAAGTAAGTGCTTTTATTTAAAATATTGTGTCAGTTCTACTTCCGATTTAATGTATACTTCATTCTCATAATTACTATTGTGCACATTAATCTCTTTATCACCTAATAAATACTTTTGAATTTTACTTTCATCAACATCAATTAGCAACTCTGATTTTTTCAGATTAGGAATATTTTTTTCTAATGCATCACATTGCTTTAAGAATATTTCTTCATCTGCTTGATTACAAACATTATATTCATACATATTAATTACTCCAATCCTAAAGATTTATTAACTTCCTTATTAGTTTTAGTAGCTGTTTTTAAAACATCTTTTACAGCTTCTTCTCTAGTCATATTTTTTCTTGTCATTTTACTTTCTATTAATTTATCAAATGATATGTTAGGATGTTCTAAATCTAATTTCTTACGTTCATCTTGATCTTTCATTAAATCCCTTGCTTGAGTCCTATAGGTATTTCTAAAATTATGAGCTTGCTTTGCTTGTTCCTCAATAGATATAGTTCTATCGATTAAATTAGGAATGTTTTCATCATGCCATTTATACCATTTTCTAGTTTCTAAATTGCTTAGCTTTTCTTTGAATCGTGGAGCAATATCATTAAAATCTTTAGTAACAAAAACTTCTGAATATCTATTTTTTAATTCATTCCACTTTTCAATATTATTATACTTCAATTTCTGGAAATCTTCTAATGTTTTAGGCATTTCCTTTCCTAAAATATCCTTGTATTTTTCATAAATCCTTTTATCTGATGATTTATTTTTAATCATCTTATGATTTGTAAGCCTTTCTGGATTATTATCAATATAATTCTTTTTCCATTCCTCATATGATTGCCAATTTATATTTTCCTTAGTTTCATTATCAAGTCGCATCTTAGGGCGCCAATTTTCATTCACTAAACTAATATAAACACACCTACAAAATGGATGCTGTGGGATTTCTACAGGCTTTTTATCAATATCAAATACTTTTGTATCAAATTGAGCACACTTTGAACATACTTTTCCATCCAAAGTAGCCATATACATAACCTTTTTGATGCCATGTTCTTGCTGCCAAACATCATTGGCACCTTCCTGAACTCTACAAATATTATCTTGAACAAGTCTTTCAGTTTCATACTTGTTAGTATCATACCTATCAATGATTTTCTGTTCTATTTGATTAACATTGGTTTCACCTTTAAGGAACTTCTCAATTTCATCCTGTAGGGTCATACACATATCATTTTTATTGGTGTAAAGTCTATCACTCCATAGTTTATCATCGACTTTTCTATTTATTATTTTTTCTAAAGCTTCATCTGATAACTGAGTTAAGTTAAAGTCAGCTCCAAGGCTGTAAATATAATTATTGGTATTAAACTTTTCTTTACCAACACTAGTTAATATATCCTTAGTCAAGTTTGTCTCAAAATCTAATTCTGATTTTATATCAGAAACTATTAAATCACTTAATTCTGAATATAGCAATTTCTTTTCTGTTGCATTTATCTTTAAAATATTATCAGCAATATTGTAAGAAAGTAATATCTTCGCAATTTTACTTAATAAATCATCTCTATTTTTTATTTGACCTTTATAGGCTTCTAATAACTTTTCTTCATTCTTATTATAAATCTCTTCAGCAAACTCTAAAGTTTTATCATTAAAGAATTGTTGCTCTGGTGTAAGTTTTTTCTTATCCATTATTACCAACTACTTTATCTAAGCCTGTCTTTGGCCATGTTTCTGTTTGTTCTTTTTTTACTTTCTCTCCTTCAGCAACTTTATTATGAATAAAACTAAATCTGCCTCTCATAGTATCTTTTGATATAACACCTTCTGGAAGTTGATTAAACATTTGAGCTGTTGCTAAATCATCAGTAGGAATATTCGGTGTATATAAAGCTTTAATATCTTTATAATCATAATCTTTATTTTTCTTAAGATTTAAATACATACATAAAAACCTATTTCTATTTTTAACAATATTAGTATGAGATTTAATTTCTAAATTACACTTATTCTCAAGAGCTATTAAACGAGATCTTAAAGTTATTCCACTAAGATTACTTTGCAATTTCTCGTTATGGTTGATATGACAAGCAATTTGATACATTGTATCTATCTGTCTATCAAGCGTGTTTTGAATAAAAGTATCATTAATATTCTTAATAAGCCATTGAATTACACTATTTTTATCCTTAGTATTTAAAACACCAAGCTTTTTCATATCAGGAATATCTTCTTTATTAACTTGGCACCCCATGAAAACCAAATAAGCGTTTCTAAAATCACTTATCTCATTACTTATATCACTAAAATTTGTTTCAAATGCATCCTGTAAGCCTTTAATATCTTTATACAAACTATCATGATATTCTTCTAATGTTAATTTACCAACGCTTACTGGAACTTCTCCAAAAATATTTTCTGTTGGTTGCATAATTTCGTTAAAATGTCCATCATAATGAAATATAAATTCATCTGTATAAACATCAACATAAGTATTTATGTTATCAAAGTCATTTTTAAATGCATGAATAAAAAATAAAACCTTACCTGAAGCATTATCTACATATGCATAACCCTCGGTAGGTTTTATAATTTTGCTGCAAATATCAGCATCGCTATTTAAATAATATATTTCATATACCTTAGTAAATATAATCAAATATTTCATAAGGTCAGTGTCATGAAGCTCATCCCAATGGGCAGTATAATATTCCAGATCATTTATTATATTTGAATCACTTTTTCTAGATTCGTAAGTAATTGGATTTCCAACAGTATACGAAACTTCTTCTTTTATAAACTTCTTAATAAAATTAGCATTTATTTTTAAATTAGACCTTTCATTTACAAATAAATATTTCTTCATAGCATCAGTATCGCCTTTATAGTAACTATACATCTTATTATAAATTTGTTTATAAGCATAATATGTACCATAAATTTTTTTCACTAATGATAAATGATCTGGGATACTTAAATCTAAGATAACTTTCTTAGTAACCAGTTGTCTTATTAAATCACTAAAATTCAATCCTATCACCTCCTATAATCCAAATGCTTTTCTATCTAGTATCTGAATTGCACTGACAACTTCAATTAAGTCTATTTTTTGAATAAATTCAGAAGTTACGTCAGCAGCATCGTCATGAAGAGTAAACTTTTGACCTGCAAATTCCATAACTTGATCTGTAAATTCTTCATCTTCTTTAGCAAAAACAACTTCTCCTTTATTTATATAAGGAATTGCTGTTGAAATTTTATCATCTTTGTTTTTTCTT